TTCTTGCTCAGATTTTTTTATTTTTTCTAAGTGAGAGCGCAAAGTTGAAACCGATGCAGTCTTTGTTGGGTACTCTTTGATCAACAAATTACCTGGCACGTCACAACATTCTTCATAGACTTTATCTTTCATATTAAAAAGATCGCTTAATTTGACACCGCTTAGGCAGCTGTCATATCGATGGCCTACTGACCCCTCTGCTAGCTCTAACGTGTAATGGATGACGTTTTTGCCCTCTTTTAGAGCAACAGCGCCGAGGTGGGCTAACACCATAGATTTGCCAGCACCAGTAGGAGCGATGACAACACCGAGTTCGCTCTGCCCTAATCCTGAGCGACAGATCTCATCGATTGCCTTCCAGCCTGTGGTTATTGGATTTCTTGCTTTGATCACATATCTACTCTCAAAGTCTTTTTTATAATCGTGACCAAAGTTATTATCAATGCCCAAGTTAATAGCTGTATTGATTTCTTTCGCAATCTCATCAAACGAAGAAGATTGAAGAAGTTCCACCGACTTAACCATAGCTTCTTTGAGCTTTTGCTTTTTACAAAAGTCTAAGCTGACTTGTTTAACATAGTCAGTGTCCGTGGCAGCAACAGCGCAAACACGAGCAAAGTAATCTCTGACTTGTTTTTGTATCGCTTCGTTTTCAGAGTCCAGCTCTGTTCTTAGAATAGACGAAAAAACCTTTTTTGTTGGCTGAGATTCATACTTTGTCTTGTAATCGAAAATCTTGCTTACAAATACTCGCAAGTACTTTAATTCAAAAAAGTTAACATCTAAGACCTCTTCCATTTGTTCACAGAAGCGACGATCATTTAGAATGATTTGAGCTAAAGTTTCTTGAAAAGGCTTTCCATACTTTGAAAAGCTTACTTGATCCATTTCTTTCCCCTTGTTAATAGATTATAATAACTTAAACTTCATTGTCTAGCGATAACCTACGAAAAAAAGCTTGAAGCTCTTGCCACTCTAAGTCGCCAAAGCCGTCTTGGATCATCATGGTTACAATCTTAGTTTTATTAAAAGATAAATCTGCGTCTCTTAGTGTCTCACGGATACTTTTTTTAGCATCGATAGATAAACTAGGAGCGTAGAGTTGCATTATTTGGTAATTTCTATCAAATATTTGCTCATTTTTCAGCACATTCTCGTATGCCTTGAGTTTCTTAGTCTCTAGAGACTCTTTACAAAATTCTAGCACTTTTTCAACAGTGGCTGATTCGCTCTCGGCTAAGAATGGAAATCTTTTTGCCGCACTTGTTAGTCCAATGCCACCGACGCCTTCCAAATTGTCCGACTTGTCTCCAACCATTGCGCGTGCAATGGCAAAGTTTTTAGGATGTATGTTGTATTCTGCGAGCAGGCTATTTTTGTTTAACACCTGCTTTTGTATTGGTCTATATAAGACTGTGCTATCATCTAAAAGCTGGAAGAAGTCTTTGTCGCTAGATACAATAACCTTCTGCCAGTCTGAATATTCTTTCAAGCCAGAGATATATGCAATGATGTCATCAGCTTCAACGCTACGATACATAAACTGTATCACTGGCATATTGTTCATATACTCTAAGCAGCGTTGCAGCTGCCATGCTTTATTGCTGCGCTCTTCGTCCTCCGACAAGGTGCGAACGTCTCTGTTAAGCCTAACAGGCTTTCTTCCGGCCTTGTAGTCTTTGTTCATCAGCTTGCGCTTTACCGAGCCGCCTTCGCCATCCCAGCATATAATAACTTTATCTGGGTTTGTTTCTCTGCATATCTTTTGCAGAGATTTCATAACACCTACGAGGCCCCCAATGGGCTGTCCGTCAGTTGATAGAGACGGATTGACAATGTAGGATCTAAAAAATAAATTTAATTGATCGATAATTAAGAGTCTTTTTTGCTGCAAGATTAATCCTTTTTCTTAGTTTCTATTTCA